TGTGTGCCGAACAATATAAAGTCTTTGTTTCACCTTCTTTGTTAAATACTGGGTGTTTATTACACTCAAGACAAGTTTTATCTTTCACGTTTACCATCCCTTCTTTTTTGTGTGCCGAACAATATAAAGTCTTTATTTCACCTTCTTTGTTAAATGATGGTTGTTTATTACACTCTGGGTGAATACAAGTTTTGCTTATCACATTGACCATCCCTTCTTTTTTGTGTGCCGAACAATATAAAGTCTTTGTTTCACCTTCTTTGTTAAATGATGGGTGTTTATTACACTCAAGACAAGTTTTGTTTATCACATCAACCATTCCTTCCTTTTTGTGTGATGAACAATACAATGCATTTGACTCGCCTTCTTTGTTATAAATTGGTATAGTTTTACATTCTTGATGAATACAAGTTTCATGTTTCACATCAACCATCCCTTCTTTTTTGTGCGTAGAACAATATAAAGCTTTTGTCTCACCTTGTTTGTTATAAATTGGTATAGTTTTACATTCTGGATGAATACAATTTTTATTTTTTATATCTACCATATTTTCCAATTTGTGTGTTGAACAATATAATCGCTTTGTTTCACCTTCTTTATTAAAATTTGGTTGTTTTTTACAACCGGGATAAATACAAGCTTTGTTTTTCACATCAACCATCCCTTCTTTTTTGTGTGTAGAACAGTATAGTGCCTTTGTTTCACCATCTTTGTTAAATACTGGCTGTTTTTTACAGTCCGGATGACTACACGTTTTATCTTTTACATTGATCATCCCTTCTATTTTGTGTGTTGAACAATATAAAGCCTTTGTTTCACCATCTTTGTTAAATACTTGCTGTTTTTTACAGTCCGGATAAATACAAGTTTTGCTTATCACATTAACCATCCCTTCTATTTTGTGTGTAGAACAGTATAGTGCCTTTGTTTCACCATCTTTGTTAAATGATGGTTGTTTTTTACAACCTGGATGAGTACACATTTGTTTACTAATGATATTTATTTAACATGTAATTATTTAAATCAATTTTTTTATGTTAAATATGAAGTTTACACAGTAGAAAGTCCTTATCTCAAACACCAATTTTGAGGTCGGTCACGTTTTGAGCGAGAAGAACGGCGGGACCCATGAAATAAACAATTTGCGACCGATTTGTTTCGCGTGCAATCACTCGATGGGTACCGAAAACATGATTGATTTCGTTGTCAAGTATGGCCTTTATATTGGGTAATAAAATATGTTCGGCAGTGCAAATAAATGCTGTTTTTCAATAAATATAATTTATTGAAAAATATCCTTAAATTTGGTTAGAAACCTCCATATTCGTCGATGACTGTTTGTAAATTATTGAAAATATTATTTACAAATTTTATGATTGAGCACATGCTATTTGCAACCATTGGCATTGCTGAAAAATCATCCATTATAGTATTGGATTATATATTATTGGATTGAGAGGCTTATCCACAAAACGAAACAATAATACGATTGACATCTGGAATCAACTTGGTGTTATTCAACTCGGTTAAAACACGTTTCTTTGCATCTTCGCGAAAGTGGTGAACCGCAAACTGTATTTGGGAAAATTGGCGTTTTGCCCGCCAAATACTTGCCAATTCAGCACCATTGCATGCATCATACGGTTCGTCTTGTATCTGTTGAACTTGTTTAAGCAATGGCTCGGTGATTTTTTCAGTAGGACTCAACTTGATTTGTCCACCAAGCCAGTAATTGCCCTTTGACCAAGATGATTTGGTGTCATCCATATATTCATTAACCGCTCGATCAGAGGGTACAAACGCAAGCAAATCCAAAAGTGATGGGTCGAACATTTATTTATGATACATTTGGTTGCTTTTCACAAATAAAATCTAAAAAAGACCGGCTCTCGGATGAGCAACCAAAGCATTCTCAATGTTTCCGAATCTTGAACTGTTCGCTTTGTACCAATCAAACGTATATCGAATACCATCTTCCCAAGTTACAAGTTCTTTCCATCCCAATTCGTGTAATCTCGACGAATTAATATTGTAACGGAAATCATTGAACACTCGGTCTTCGACAAATGTCATCATTTCATCAATACAATCACCATATCCCGCAAGTTGTATCAACTGTCTGGCTACGTCAATGTTCGCATACTCATGGGTACCTCCAATATTATAAATTTCGCCAACCTGTCCTTTGAAAAGTAACAGTTCAAATGCCCTTGCAACGTCGTCTACGTACAAAAAGTTGCGTTTGTTTAACCCAGTTCCATGCAAAGTGACTTTTCTGCCTAACATCAATTGATTGATAAACTTGGGAATCAACTTTTCGGGATACTGATGTGGACCATATACGTTATTTCCTCTAGTAATAATAATCGGAAGACCAAACGATCGGTGATAGGATTTAACAAGAAACTCGGCCCCTGCTTTGGTTGCCGCATATGGATTGGTCGGTTCAAGAACCTGCTCTTCAAGCATTGCCACTTGGTTCGCCATCTGCTCGCCGTAGACCTCATCTGTACTCACATGGATGAATCTGCGAATACTTGCATTTTTCGCAGATTCAAGCATAACATGCGTTCCCATGATATTGTTTTGTGTAAACTGGAATGAGTTTCCAAATGAGTTGTCAACATGCGTCTGAGCAGCAAAATGCATAATTGTATCAATGTTTTCCTTGGCTATTATAAAGTTCACCAAATCTGAGCTGCAAATATTGCCTTTGACAAACTTGTAGTTTGGGTAGTCCTTTATTTCATCTAGGTTTTCCAAACATGAACAGTAGTCGAGACGATCCAGATTTACAATCTTGAGATTTGGATACTTCTTGACCAATAAAATTACTACATGCGAAGCAATAAACCCTGCTCCACCGGTGATTAAAATGTTTTTCGGCTCATAAGATGACATATTTGATTTATGATTTTTTGTTTGAACCAGATAAAAAAACACTTGTTATGTGTAGCAGTCGGATTTGAAATTTATATTTTTCACAAATACAATCATTCGAATACTAAATTAGCAGTGTCTGGTGATAAAATTGCTCCTGGCTTAGCTCAGTTGGTAGAGCGTTTGACTGTAGATGTTATAGAAAGTAATCAAATTGTCAGTGGTTCGATTCCGCTAGCTGGGAATTCTTTTTTTTTATAGTATATACTATAAAAATGAAAAAACCTTGCACCACAAAGTGGCTGGAAAAATCTATTGTGTTGGCGAAAAACTATCAAAGAAAGTAAAAGGTACTACAAAGAGAAAAAAAAATAATAATAAGAGAACACGGAAACATAGAGTATTATCTACATTACATGTATAATGGGTGTCGTCCATCATTTTTTACACATCTATTTTTTCACCGAGTTTGAAATATTCTTTTATTTTTATTATATTTTGCCTTATGAAAAACAAACGGTCTACGACATGTTTACGAAAAACAAAGTCATACAATACGACGACGACGAGATATTCATTCACTCAAACATTTCTTCCATTGAGAACCAGTGTGCAGCCGAGGATGAGAGAATCAACGCAAACCACGACGAGCTTTGGAGCTACTGTTGTGCCTATGTGATTTTCATAAACACCACCTTGTTTTTGGTTTTCGTGAGAGATTTCATTCAATGTTATCGCGGCTTTTCTCTATTGCCGAGAACAGATAGCACACGAGTCCTTACATCAATCGAGTCAAACCATAAAAAAACAGATTCCGACTTTGAGTTTGAAATGGTGGACTTGGAAGCGGCACCCACCCCGACAACAGTCGTTGTTGTTGTTCCATTCAAATTGTACTATTGGGAAAACTCAGAGTTTATAGCAGCAACCTGTAAAATTATTCAGTTTATTGTACTTATTGGTGTTTTCGAATATTTATTTTTTTCGTTTATTATCAACAAATACAAAATAATAAGTGGCAAAATGGTGCTATGTAAATTATTGAAATACTAGTTAAGCAAACAAAGACAAATCGATAGTACAAGACTTTTTTGCAACGGGTTCCGCTTCCTCTTCCTCTTCCTCTTCTTCTTCTTCTTCTACCACCTTATTAAAGGAGGGATCAAAAGGCGTAAGCGAAGCGGAATACGTAGTTCCCTTTACCTTTACAGCTTGTTCAAACTTCGGTGTAAACACACTCTCCCATTTGGAAACATCCGGAGTATATTTTGAGGAGGTGGTTTTTACAATCGCATATTTTTCCTTTTTATAATACGTTTTGCGTTTTGCCCACTGCTTTTGAAACAAGTCGTGTGTATCAACAATGTCAATTATTAAAGGGTGTTCGTGATCAGATCGCAAGATTCTACCAACCGTCTGTTCAATGTCGGTTTTTGGCGTTACCATAATCAGTGTGGAAAGTGTTTTAATATCAAGAGCTTCTGCAGCCATGCTATATGTCGCGATAACCACCTGTTTACTTTCCGTCGTATTCAGAACATTCTGTTTCATTCCTCCCAAATAATACCCAACCGTGGCGAACCCCGCGGCTTGAATGGCATCGTGCATATAGGTCAAAACATTGCGATTATGAGCAATCACCATGATTTGTTGATCGGGGTTTTCGACAAACATATCGCGAATGACTCGAAGGATGAAATCAGACCGCGGAGTATATTCACATAGCTTGCTGATCATGGTTGAGAACGCGGGATTGCCGCGAAAATCATACTCGACGCGACCGAACGCGTGATCATTCGACTCGAACACGATTTGCCGCACCTGGACGAACCGCTGTTTCTTCGAGGTCATTTTGTAGATGATATCTCCCAAAAACAGCTTGAACACGAAGGTGGTGCCGTCTTTGCGGTCCATGGTGGCGGACAATCCGAGCGTATACTTAGTCACAATCTTGAACAACGATTGAGAGAAGACCTCGGAGCCGATATGGTGGACCTCGTCGATCAAAAGGAGTCCAAAGGATGCAAAGACCGAGTCGGGATATTCTTTCATCGAGAGACTCTGCAACATTCCGATGACAATGTCTTTGTCGTCGACGTCCACAATCGGGCCCTGGATGCGTCCGACGCGTGCACTCGGTAGATATTGTTGAATCCTCTCGATCCACTGGTTAAGCAAGAACTCTTTGTGAACAATGATCAGCGTCTTTTTCCGCATGGTGGAGACGATATTGAGCCCGATCACGGTTTTGCCCTGCCCGCACCCGAGCGTGATCAATCCGCCGCTGTCCGACCGTTTGTATGCGGTCACGACATCTTGTTGGTAGTCTCTCAATGTCCCGACGAAGGGAAGGTCGATGTCCTCTCCTTCGGAGATTTTCACTTGTTTAGCCGGACCGAAATGGGTGGTTCCGAAATGACGGGGGACATAGATTTTTTGGGAGGATTCGCGATAAGCGGGGAACGAAACGGTGGCGGCCTGTGTCATTCCGGGGGTAAAAGGCCGAATGGTCAAAGTGTCTTTGATAAACCGGATTTGGGTTTCATCGAGTTCGGATTTTAAAATTGTGTACCCTTTTTGACCGAGATAGGTGGTCAAGGTTTTAGGCATTTCGATTGTGGCTGGAGGCTTCGCCGCCTGAGGCTTCTTTGGTGGCCATCTCTTCATTGTAGTTTTATATAATTTATTTATGAGTCTATTATTATATAAAATGATGTACGAATCGTTGTCTAAAGTGGAAATCGCCCTATTAATTCTTTTCATAGTTTACCTCGTCATGGATATCTATCCTCCTGAGATGCTTGCCGAATATATCGACACCACGGTTGGTATGGTTGGAGTCCTATTGATTGCTCTCTATGTGTTTATGTATCACAATCCGATTTTAGGCGTAGTCTTCTTGTTCGTCGCTTACGAGATTGTTCGAAGAAGTGCTCGCGTAAACAACCGCGTTCCGATGCAAAAGCACACCCCCTCGCAAGCGAAAAAGGACGCGGAACTGGTGGCGATGAACCCGGATGCTCCTACATCATTGGAGGAAGAGATGGTCGACAAGATGGCCCCCGTTGGCAAAAGCGTTTCGATCACCTATACGATGAGTGAGTATAAGCCGGTTTCGTCGGATATTCACAATGCGTCGACACTCTAAAGGGTAAAGGGAACGTAGTTCCCTTTTGATCCCTCCTTCTCAAGCATGGGATTTAAAGTCAAAGCATGGGATTTAAAGTCAAAGCATGGGATTTAAAGTCAAAGCATGGGATTTAAAGTCAAAGCATGGGATTTAAAGTCAAAGCATGGGATTTAAAGTCAAAGCATGGGATTTAAAGGGAACAGCCGTTCCCTTTATTAGATCCAACGTGGTCTGATTTTTGTTACAGGTGTACCACTACTACTACTAGTAATAGTACCCGAGATCGCGGCAACAGAAGCAACCGTAGCAGTCGACAATGTGGTAGCAAAAGATTTTAGTGGATCTTGAAACCAAGCCATACAAGCTGCTATAGTAAAAGCAATTGCCAAATTGGCAGACACCGCAATGTGTGTGTTATATTTGGTTTGGGCTTCACTTTTCGAAACTAGGTCTGATATAGATTTAGCTTCTAGTTTACCTTTATCACTATACGCGAGTAATACAATAAACATAATGAATGCCGGGAGTAAGAATAACGCGATCAAATGTGTATACGGAATGGTTGTTTTTGTTACAAACATATAGGCCGAAACAATTATAAAAATATCTACGAAAAACATAACAAAATATATATAATTATCGTTTGTGGTCGTGAAATTTGTAGTATCAATGTCTTCTTCACTTTGGCAATCCATATCTTCTTCGATTTTGCTTGTTGATGTTACAACTTCATTGGGAACAACTGAAGAAAGAATAGTTAAAAAAGACGTATCAACAATACCATACTTATTCACATAAATCGGCTTGTTAAATACAAATACATCCGGTCCACTGTTAGTTCCTATATTGGAATGGTATATGCTGGTGTTGGCATCTGGATTATGAATGTCCGAATTCAAATTCAGTTTTCCCTTTCCATTTTTCAGCAAGGTACTCAAACTCGTTTTCGAATCTTTTTTTATATCAAGTGGAATCACAACATAAAAAGTACTCCCGGACACAGTCGCGTGTTTAATCACTAAACTGTTTGTATACGTTTTATTTCTCGAAACTTTCACACCAATTCCTGTAACAAATCCTTGAACTGCTGATCCGCTAATATATTTGGAGTCTGTCGAGTTTGTATATGTAAAGTTTGGTAGTGTACGTGCACTCGACAAATAAAACATGCCATTATTCGTTTCCACATTATCGATGCTGATAGGATAACTCACTTGAATGGATGATTTTGTTTGAGTTTTGTAAGCAGGGTTCAGCGACGTCAAATCAATTGTACTCATTATAATATATTAAAATAATATATTATATATAAAAAAAAACAACATGAAACGACATATTTACGAAAACGGATTTAGAATAGTGCATGACGATTCGATTAAACATTCCAATGTCGCATCCATACAAGTGTTTTGCGACGTGGGGAGCATCCATGAACCGGAAGAATCCCGGGGATCCGCACATTTCATCGAGCACATGTGTTTCAAAGGGACAGAGAAGCTAAAAACATCCGCTGATATCAACAAGATAATGGTAGACCAAACTGGATCGATTCTAAATGCATTCACCGACCGGCGATACACGTGTTATTTTGTAACCACCCACAAAGACAGTGTCGAGATATGCATAAAGACCTTGGCGGATATGGTGCTGAATTCGAAATTCGACAAAAAGGAATATTTGAAAGAACGACATGTGGTCAAGGAAGAATCGGTCAAGGACGAAGACGACTTCGAGCTGCTGGCATTATCAAATGTAGACAAACAAGTGTATGCGGGATCCCCCTATGAAAACACCGTGGATGAGTTAAAGTATCACGTCGGCAAACACATATTGAAGTATGAAAATATTTTGAAAATCTACAACCGTTATTATGTTCCCTCCAATATGATATTGAGTGTCTGTTGTGCGGTGCCATTTCGAGAGATTTGCAAAATCGTAGAGAAATCCGATTTTATGAAGGTCGTGCCATTCGAACCGAAACCTCAGCTAAACCTTTATATCTCGCCGCAGACAGAGATCGTGTTCAATATACAAAAGAAACCGACCACGCCGACCTATCTGTGCATTGGGTTTAGGAGTTGTTCTTATATGGCCACACAAGACAAATATGCCATCAAGCTGTTGAAGACGATCTTGGGGGATGGCAACAAGATGAATAACCGGATGTTTACCATCTTGAGAGAAGAGAATGGACTGACCTATACGTCATATGCCTACACGGAGTGCTTTGAACACATGGGAGACATCAAGCTTTATGCGGAATGCGATACCAGCAAGTTTTTGAAAAACGGCCACAAAGATGGGGTGTTCCCGTTGGTGTTAAACATGATCCGCGATTTATTAGTGCACGGGGTTACGGAAGAAGAAGTGCGAACCGCCAAGGTGTTTATCGAGGCCACGCAAAAACTGAAGTGCGAAGACTCGGAAATCATTGCAAAGCACAATGGCAAAAACGAGTTGTTGGGGATCGCGAATGCCCCTGAATATAAAGACAAGTTTACCAATTTGATCAAACCGATCACGAAACAAGACGTCGATCGTTGCATTCGCAAATATTTCAAAAAAGAGGGGATGGTTGTCTCGGTGGTGTCTTCGAAACCGCCTTCCGAAAAAACACTGAGACAATATATTCAGCTATAGTATATACTTTAGTGTAAAACATGAATTTCGACAATATCATCATTTTTGTTTGTGTTTGCATAATAGCGGTGATTGGATATTATTATATTGCAAACAACAGTGATTTTCAATTAAAATGTGTTGTCTCGACGGTTGATGGAAACAAATACTGCGTTCGAGAGACAAACAAGGTGAAGGAGTCGGCGGACTTGTTAGCGAAGGTCACCGAGAAATGCAAGAAACTCGTGAAATACCTGGGCGAAAAGTTCCCAGAGAAAGACAATGTGAAGCGTTTGGTGGACGGGTTCAATCCAATGAAAGTGATCGAGACATTGCCGACGAGTGAGTTTACCGCTTATAGCGAGAACAAGGGTGAGAAACTGGCGTTTTGTCTCAATACAGAGAAGGGTGGGTCAACCATGATCGATGAACATACGCTGACATTTGTTGCAATCCATGAACTGAGCCACATCGCGACCAAGTCGATCGGTCATAAGAGTGAATTCTGGGAGAACTTCAAATTCTTGCTGGAACAGGCGAAAGCCGCGGGAATCCACTCTCCCAAAGATTACAAGAAAGAACCGCAAAAGTATTGTGGCATGACCATTCGAGACAATCCTGCGTTTGACTTATAAATTAAGGAAACCCATGGTTTCCTTATGATCCTTCCTTTTAAGGTTAATGTTTCCTACAAATGCTTATAATTGAAATCTTTACAAGAGTTATATACTCTTGTAAAGGAGAGAATAAGGCCACGTAACCTATACGCGAGTATAAGGAAGGAGTAAGCGTAGCGAGTATAAGGCGTAAGACCGTAGGTCTGAATACCAAGGTTTCCTTAACCTTAAAAGGAGGGATCAAAAGGGAACGTAGTTCCCTTTACCATTTCATCGTGCTTCGCAATGCCATAGCGATTAAAGCAACCCTCCTCGACGTGTTGTTCGCCACCAATAATCGATTGATTTTATAGGTCGGCACTTGACTCGATGAACTGAGTTGCGGTATCTGCGTCAGTTCGGATCGTTTCATGAATGCCACTACATCGATGTAGAGTGTTTTTATATCCACTATATGGCGATTCATTCGCAGACACTCCATGACAGCAATGGTCATCGCCCCACCGGATTGCTGGGACGCGAGATTGTAAATATCCGCACTCGTCTGTTCGTCGCGGCATCCAGAGAAACAGTAGATATTTGGGTTGCTGATTGATGTGTTATTTGTTTTTGCTACACTCACTTTCGTTGTCTCGATTACATTGAAATTCCACATTAGATCACAAACCGTTCCACTATTGCAGCTATCGAACAACAACATGGTTGGGCATTTGCTCTGTTTTATTATCTTGAAAATCATATCATCGCTTATAACCCCGGCTCGTGCATAATCGGATGGAACAATCACTTCATCCTTTCGGTCCGATTCGTCGCCGTTCATATCTCGTATCTGGCTTCCGTGTCCACTATAATGTATCCAGATCTCGGCGAGAGAAGCACTCTCCGAAATGATTGTAGAGAGTTGCTTCATAATGTTTGATGTAGTCGGTTTGTCAACTACATTCAACGCATCATCTCTCAGAACAGTAATGTGTTGAGGTTCGTATCCGTACGCATCGATCAACATGTTTCGCATGTTCACTACATCATTGATGCAACCTTTTAGTTCAGCCCCGGGCGTATCATAGTAATTGATACCAATCAATAGTGCCTTCTTCAACATTTGTATATATACAGTATTTAGATATAATCCCTAATTATAGATAATAGATTATAATATGAGTTTTTTCGTCTATTTACTTCATTCATCTGCATCCTCGGGTCAACAAACCTACGTGGGTGCAACGGTCGATCTGGATCATCGATTAAGACAACACAACAAAGAAATCAAAGGAGGGGCAAAAGCAACGAGCATTCAGGTTGAAAAGGGAAATACATGGGAACGGGTTTGTCACGTGACTGGATTTCCCACTTGGCAAGCCGCCCTCCAGTTCGAATGGCGGTTTAAACAATTGTCTCGAAAACTACCTGCAAGAATGGATCCGTTAGAACGACGCATCTCTGCATTACGTACACTGATTGGACTCGAGATATCGACATCGAAGGCGGTCCCTTATTCCGAGTGGTCTACGCCTCTACGAGTAGTGGTTGAATCCGACAAGATCTGGCACATGACCACGCAAGAATTGCCGTTCATTTGTTCTTCGACCACAGGGCGGTAAGGCGACGTACCTGTAGCCAACGGCCGAACCGGTATAAAATGCCAATTTTCACATATTATAAAACAACTGGATTGTTTCAATTGTTTTGTGTGTTGTATTTTCCGGGTTTAGCCAGTAATTTATATGTTCTTCCAAAGTATTTAATCTTTGTGTCCATTCATCCTTTTTTGATTTTTTTACAACACATATGCCCTTCTTATTTTGACCCCAACACGAAGTTATATTTGTTCCATCTTTTTCGTAATCATCTGGATTAAATCTGATAAATACAATGGGCCTGTGTCCCAAATCTTGGGATAATTCCATTATGCGTTTGTTTTGACAGCTGCAATCATAATCGGTATGTTGGTTTTCATCAACTTCTATAATCACAATTTGGTAACCTAAATCCACTAACAGATCTGGTCTTCTCTTGGAACAACCACCTGATACTATTTTGTCTGCGATCCAGTGTAAATTAGGAAATTTGGTTTTGATGTGTTCAACAACGGAATATTCTTTGGTTTTATAATTTCGTGATACTGGTTTATCTGGAAACAAGTTCATATAACAAAAGATACAATAACCATCGTATTTTTCTTGAACGCGTGTTGAACACCATTCGCTTTTACAAGTTTTGTTTTTCACATCAACCATCCCTTCTTTTTTGTGTGCATTACAAAACAATCCTTTTGTCTCACCAGGCTTGTTAAATGTTGGTTGTTTATTACACTCAAGACAAGTGTCGTGTTTCACATCAACCATCCCTTCTTTTTTGTGTGCATTACAATATAAAGCGATTGTCTCGCCAGGCTTGTTAAATACTGGTATAATATTACACTCAAGACAAGTTTTGCTTTTCACATCAACCATCCCTTCTTTTTTGTGTGTATTACAATATAAAGCTTTTGTCTCACCAGGCTTGTTAAATGTTGGTTGTTTATTACACTCAAGACAAGTTTTGCTTTTCACATCAACCATCCCTTCTTTTTTGTGTGTAGAACAATACAAAGCGATTGTCTCGCCAGGCTTGTTAAATACTGGTATAATATTACACTCAAGACAAGTTTTGCTTTTCACATCAACCATCCCTTCTTTTTTGTGTGCATTACAATATAAAGCTTTTGTCTCGCCAGGCTTGTTATAATTTGGTTGTTTTTTACACTCAAGACAAGCTTTGTTTTTCACATCAACCATCCCTTCTAATTTATGTGCATTACAATATAAAGCGATTGTCTCGCCAGGCTTGTTATAATTTTGTCTAATTTTACAACCATTTTCTTTACACATTTGTATATTTTATAGACAAATATTTAAATCAATTTTTATTGTTAAAATACGCATTGGTATATACTGGTATACAATTGTATCCTAATATATTAGAATGAATCCGTATAAAGTATGGCAACTAAATCAATACAAGATTGAAAAAATAGTCATTTTCAATGGAGACAACGAAGAAGATTTTAGTATATTTAGCGACGAGGAGATCGATTTAGTCGATAGTGACAACACGATTGTCTCTCGATCGATGATTCACGCAGATGATTCAATATTCCAAATCAAACAAAAGATCTTGAAAGAACTCAATTGCAAGTATGGCGATATCTATATGTTTTGTTATAAAACACGGAAAGCACCTGCAATGCCAACTCTTGATAAACCGAGTCTTGCACAGTTCATGAAGAATCTTGATTTGGATGGTATCAATGTAAACACATGTGAGAATATTGGTTTCGATACCAATTGTGAACTCTCTCTTAAAACGCCTCTTGGAATGGAATGCGATGATGTTTTGTTTTCTCCGAATCCCTTTCACGATGATTTGAAAAAAGAGAGAAAATGCAGATTGACTGAACATGAGTTGCTTGGCAGCAACATCGATTGCAATAACATATATGTTTGTCTTGCCAAGGATGCCCTTGCATACTCATCCTCATCGTCTGTGTATTTTCCATATTTGAACAAGGATGTCGATAGTGGTGTAGACCCCGATTCCTTAACCATCGATGAGTTATATCGGAGACATTACAATCGCGACTATGAAACCTCTACAAAATGTGGCATCACAAGTGTTCATGTAGAAATCAATACAAAACCATCTTTGACCAGTCTTTTCAAACAGATTCACGCAACCGCTCAGTTTCCTTTTATCAAGCACATAGGCGAGTTTCACAGAGAGAATCTGTATCGTTTGTATAGTGTATCGAGTACAAAAACAGGGAAACGAATTCCTCTACTCAGTAAAGACAAGATTATGAAACTATCGAAAACAGAGAAACCTTTGACAATCTATAATCTTGTCTATGATCTAGTCATCACATTCGACGATTCAGGGATCGTTACTATTGAAGGAACATTTGATGAGGGACGAACCGTGTTGGACATCGAAACTATGATCAAAACCGCAGTAAACCCATTGTTAACAAAATACTGCAATTATACTTTTACATCTCTCAAAGATGCGACTCGGATTTGTATGAATTATGAACATTGGATACCACGCAATTTCAATCTACGTAACAAAGAGATTCATGCCTTGTTTGGAGAGAAGGATTTTCATTTTAAACGCGTTGATAACTATGAGGCGATGGATACCTTCAATACCTTCTTGAGTGATCTGTATCGGAAGCACGGAACCGAGAGAACCGTCCAGGAACTAGTGAGTAAACATGGGTTTGATAAATCGAATGCAACCAGTAAAGTGAATGCATTTATTGCAAATGGAAAAAATGCTGGTCTCAAGACAACGATTGATGAATATGGTAAAATCACAGTGTATGATTTGGAAAAGGTGGATTATATCAAGTCCTTAACCATGTATATAGATACTATTGCAAGGGATATTGTCTCTCCAATGATGAAACCAGAAAGGGAGAAGGAAACCGAAGATGATTTCGAAATCGATGATGAGATATTTGATGATGACGATGATGATGACGATGATTGTATTGGATTTTCAGACGATGATGAAGAAGAAGAAGAAGATGAAGGAGACAGTGATTCTAACTCGGACTCGGACTCTGATTCAGACGCAGAAGACACCCTTAACTCTTTGTACTATAAAACCCATTTCTTCAAAATATTCAAGTCAGTTGTATCCAAGTTGTTAGAGAATAGTGAGAACCAAGAGAAGATCTTCAAACTTGCTGAGTTCTCTCATAACAAGAAAATGGAGAAGATGATAAAGCTCATTCAAAAAGTTTCAAAGAAAGCAATTGTATATTCTAAAATATCCAAACGTGTATTGGAATCCATGGATTTGACATCTCAAGCATTGCTACAAAATAACAACCAAGTAATCATTCCGATTGAATATTCAAAGTTCTATCCCGAAAAGTTGGCGGCGGAAATCATTGTTCAAATAAGAGAAGTAGTAAACAAAAAGGTAGAAATCGAAATCGACGTCGATGTAGATGAATGTCTCGTGCTCGAGTCTCTCTTACAATCAAAAGACTACTTCGAAGACATGGTCCCCTCAGAAACATCTTTGCAGATTATCCCATACCCAAAAAATCGTTTCTGGCATATGTTTTCAAAAGTGAATGTGCTTGAATTCAAATCCAGTTTTTTTCCAATGATCTATATTTTGCATCAATTCAACAATGTATTGTACAGCATTCGCACCGTGAAAAAGATGTTGTGGACAGCGTATCTCCAATATTTTGAAATAAACAAGAGAAAGATGATCGAAATGATGAAACGCGAGCATTCGATCGGCGATAAGTTCTACAACGATGAGATCGAAGAGCTGATCAAAAGCGAATCCTATTCAATGACTATCATCGATCTCTGGGTAATTGCCCAAACATATGGAATCCCGATTGTTTTGTTTTCATCGAGTGGCATGTTACAAAACATGTCCAGTCGGTGGGTAGTTCTCGGTTATAAAAACGGCGTGCAGGATGATTTCTTCTTTGTCGAAGCATCCTCGATGCAATTGATTGATCGCACATTCAATCTCGAAGAAATGGACTCTACATTTAGAGAAGAGTTTACTGAGAAGTTTGAAACCAACACATTGTCTCTTGATCAACAGATTCGATAACCGTCCTTGTTCGCCATCGAGATTGTGTTGTAGTAAAACAGGTGCACCTTGGCTTCATCATGTTTCTCGTTGAATGGTTCGAATGTCTGTGTTTTTATGTTGTATTTGCCAAACTTACCTTCATGCTTGTAGAGATAGGAAACGTGTTTTAAAAACCCGGTTGTGTTATTGATCGCGGCGGATATACACTCCTCTTTGGTATCGGTCGCGTGTTTCTCTAGTTGTTCTGCAGAAATCTCGAGCATAAACTTGTCTTCGCCGATGTGAAACACGACATTACCTGTACGATATGGAATCACATTGATGAATTTATAGATGTGGTACATGGGAAAGGAGGTTCGATAGATGACCTCGAATTTGGAATAATCAATCGGTGTTTGCATTATAATTTGTAATATGTTGTATTAAAAATTATTTTTTATATGGTTTGTAAAAATTGTTAAGGAAACCAAGGTTTCCTTAACCTTAACTTAATCTTCTTCTGATGAATAGTTCTCGTCGTCGTAACTCTCTCCAAAATCAAGATACGTGACATTATCCAACGGTTCTAAACTGATGCAATAATGATCGCTGTATTTATATTTACACGAAGAAATCTTCGCATAAACAGCAACGTTTCGCATTGTCTGGAATAACCCATTTTTCAACTCTTGAAACTCCAAATGCCGATTGTCGAACCGAACCTCAAAGTCGGTCATGTATTTTTTCCCAAAAAAAGGGTTATATAAATCGAAGCAATCCAATAATCGAAAGATCTCGTTGTCTCCGGTTAATAACTTGGATCTGAAAAAACATTTCAGATACGGGCGGAAGATTTGATACAACTCGTTTTGGGGGTAATCGATGTGTATTTTGATATTGTGCGGGTCACACATCTCTCGAATGCATTGAATTACCTCATCCGTGACAATCAGATCTTTGGAGAAATAGTTGTTGATCGATGTCTCAATCAAGACATTCTTGTATCTCTCTTTCAAGACATCGACATTAAACTCGGATAGATAAAACAGTTGCAAGATTTCCGGGACGCGGATTTTACACTCGATGCATTTGATGTAGATGTTGTAGAGATTGTTTATCGAGAGATCCAGATTCGTATACGGGTTTTTTGGAAACCGGGGATCTGCAAACATCATGAACTGTTGTGTGAGCGAGGCGTATACCAAGTTGATCAAGTCGTAGATATTGAACTTGTATACGCATTTGTGCTCGGCAAGCTGGATCGCAGTGTTTGTCTCGAATGGCACCATTCGCAAATCGTGATCGATCGAGAAGACAGTAAATCTCTGCATCTTCACTCTTTGTATAAATCGAGACAATACGTGAAACAGCCGCTGGGCTTTGTAGAAACACTCTTTGTATTGCATCAACTGATATTTGGCGAATTTGACCTTTATTGGATTCGATTTGGATGTAATGTGTATCATCTGCATAAAGGTTGACTTTGTCTGTGATACATAGGTTGGATCTGATTTTAAAATCTTATTAAAAACACTCATTTTGTATTTGTTGTTAATAAATCAAGCTAAAATATGTTTATATCGATTAAGGAAACCTTGGTTATCACCAATGTTAAGCCGTATACTTGTCTAGCTTACTCATTTCTTTAATAGGAAGGATCATAAGGAAACCTTGGTTTCCTTAATTTAGAACAATCTATACTCTTCATTGTTCGTTCCAGTATCCATTGATTGTATATGTTCAACACCGTTTGCTACATCGATCTTCATGGCATTGCTGTCCTCAACTGATGTAAATTGCGAGTCAATGTCCGGCTCATGTTGCAATTCCGTCTCTTCCAACTGTGTAATGGCCTTCATATCCAACAACAAACTGAATGAATTCGTTCCATAAAAGCCCATCTGCCCGCACATCACATTCGCAGAGACACCACGCATCTGATCAAAGTCGCCATGTCTGCTTGCATCCAAAAAGATCTCCGTATGCATCTCGTAGGTGCTCTTCGCAATCGGACCGATGTCGTCGCCGATAATTCCCGATCGGAACATCGGAACCAAATCCGCCTTCACGGTCATTCGGTCACACAAGACACTCAAATGGTGGTAATTGACATACGCATCACTCGCTTCCATCACCTCGTTGAACTCGTTCAAGATGTTTTGCCTTACAGCCTCGATGCCCAGGACATTGTATATTTCGCGAATGTCGTTGCTATAAGTCCGCGTGTAATCGATGAAATCGAGGGGGAAGATATCCAACAGATTGCTGCCGACCGTGTCCAAAATCCACATGTCTTTACGTTCGTATTTGCTGTCGCCCTTAACCACCATGTCCTTCAACATTCGCGGATTCACATACGTGATATTGCTCACACCTCGCAACACGATGTTGTTCAGCAAGTTGTCTTGAAAGTTCTTCAACAGATAGATCTCGTCGGATTGGTCGAGGGTCTCCACGGTGCCCTTCTTCTTCTTGAATAGCGAGGCGTTCAATCGAATGCGAAACAGCAGATTGTTCGAGTTCATGTCGGAAAACACGCACGACACCTCGGATTTGTGACTCGTGGAGATGGCAAAGTGGATGTCGTCCATGGTGATGTTTTTATCCAGCAAAGACTCGGCGTCGATCTCCATTCGGATGATCCACTTGGATCGTTGGGCATCATTGTCTGAACCGCCGACAGTGCATTCTTCAATCATTTTCTCAAACTCGTAAAACTCTTGGATCAACACCTCGTCAGCAATAATCTTGGTATTGGTGTCATCCGGATCAAAGCAGATCTCGACCGATTTCACCACGTCTACTAACCGGGTGTGTTGGATCATATTGCAATAGTTCGCCGCCCTTTCCTTGTCATGTTGATCCGAGGGTTTCAAAAAGATGGTCGCGGATGGTTTATCGGGGTTCCTCGTAAGACGCAAGATCTCTTCGATTCGCGGCACGCCGCGGGTTACGTTAGACTTCGTAGCAACACCTGCTAAGTGAAATGTATCTCTTACACACAACCCGTTCATGCAATCAAAATTGCGAGTGTCTTCAACAGTTAAATCGTATGCATATTCAGTGGTATTTGGAACCTCTTCGATGGAAACGATCTTGTCGAACTCCAAATCCGGGCATCGACCATTTCTTGGTTCCATGATCACTTCACCGTCAATCGTGTTTGGAATCATTAAATCCGACTTGCAATAATCAAATTTGAAAGATTGTTTGAGAAGTTGAGCAATACGAACACGCTTGGATTCAATTGGCAAATTAAGTATTTCTGCAAGTTTTATGCTCTGATTATTGCGAACTGTCAAAAGATACAGTTGTTTAATGTTAAGAGAGCCTCGATTATTGGAGTCGATTTTTTTGGGCTTGTTTATCTTTGAAAGAACACCGAGATTCTTCAACATCAACTGAACACCCATTAACAACTTGTTCGAAACTGAGCTTACTTCAATATTCTCAACACGATTTTTGTTCACTTTTACACATCCATCGCCACCAATGTATGCATCAAGAAAGCCCAACACACATTCGCTGTTTGAAAAAATGATTTTATCGGAGACATATTTGTTATGACTGAGTTTTCCGCAGAGATTTTCAATAATACGACACAAGATTGTACTGTAGATTCGTATATCTTGACTGGTCCATCCTTCCTGAATTTTATCTTTGTGCGTATAAATCTTAGTTGTTAATCTGTATTTGGCACACCAATTCTCAATTCGTTTCAAGTATTCGTCATTGTTATTCGCGATTGAGATTTGATGTTTTGTCATACATCCTTCCGCACAGTAGGCACCGACAAGATATCCAAAGTCGTAATCGAGATCTATCAATTCAGGGATCTCGTAATTACAGATGGAATTCGTTTTGGTGTAAACACACCCATTTGTGTACATGTTGGATTGAGTAAGTGCATGATAAGCAGAATCACTTCGAGTGTATGGTAACAAGAATGATTTACCAGAGTGTTTTCTCCACCAATGGTGTTCGTATATTAGACTCTTCGCTTTCAACATTTCAGAACCGTATATGTACTCAGATGGGGGCAAGATTTGTCGCAAATCCAGATGTTTAATCTCAGTGAACTCAAGAGCCTTCTTCGAAATGGGTAAAAAGTCACCCACCACAAGATCCTTGCCTTCGATGCCGATAATTTTTCCATCAACCAGTTTCAAGAATGATTTTGCCTTGGTCGCGATCAGTTCTCTACAACCTTTCGTTGTCACTTTGAGCATTGTGTTTGTTCCATCTTCGTTGATCACAGGATGCTTCGTAACCGCCTCAATTCTTCGCCAAACAGTTTCACCATCTTCAGTTGCACTTGGTACTTCATAGTATTCTGACAACTCCGCATAAGTGGTGTCTTTATCTTCCATATAGTCCAATTTACGAGAAGTTGAAATGCCCATCTTGGTAAAATCGCCGATTTGAACACACTTGATTTCGCCAGCAGAGTTTCTTACCAAGATTTCAGTCTCATATACAAACGAGTTTAATGTGAGCTGCGTAGTGGGTTCGCCGATCGACTGTCCTGCAATGACGCCAACCATTTCACCGGGATGAACAATCGATTTTTTGTAAGCCAAGACGATGTGTTCCATCAAAAGAGCCACTGCACGAGCATTGAACCGTTTTTTTATCAACACCTCCTTGGGGGACAAACTGTAGAAATAGAGGATTTCAAACATTCGAGTCACTTTGAACATGTTCTTCAGCTTCAAAAACGTGGCTTCCGCGATTTCGATAAACTCAAGCGGCGTAATGTCCACCGCATTGTTGTCGGTCAAGTGCATTTGACCCTGGATGTTTTGGATAATATACTGGAAAGCAACCGGGGCCTTGACCGCGTCTTCGTTTTTGAACTTGAACACATTGGTAACCAGTTCATCTCGATACTTGATCAGTTGATCGATATGTTCGCGACACTTTGACTTGGTCTTTTCTCGTTGGGTCTTGAACCGCTTGATCGTCTCCTTGGTATAGATGTTCAACATGTCCTTGTTTTCGCCTTCGCCGTCGGCCATTCCGACCAAATCATAGTACATGTAGATGTCATCAATCGACATATTGACCAAACCAATGTTTTGATTTTCAACACGCGTGGTGTCGACGCCGTCTTCGCCGTAAGTGAATTGCACGATTTTGCCCATGTTGTTGCGTACGGTTCCGTCATATTCGACTTTGAGGTCTTCGAGTCCCTTCACCAAACGACGCTGAATATATCCTGTCTGACTCGTGTCTCTAACTTGCAAGCCATTTGCCAATCCAAAGTTCAAAGTAGTCGGAATCGTGAGATCGTACATTTTCGGATGTTTTTCAACGCCCATGGGTATAATCTCAACGATCGGATCAAGAACAACATTGTTATGAGTCGAAAAGTTGCAATTCCCCCATTTGATTGCACTGAGTTTCGCTTGTTTCTTAGCATCGATCAATTTGATGTTTTCTGCAAATGTTTTGCCCCATTGAGCACGAATGCTGATTCGATCCATAGAGACTTCGCAAAACACTCCGATTCTTGAACATAACATACTAATGCCCTCAAGTATACGACTGGATGATGAAACGCATTCAATTCGATCATCGTAGAATACTCCGTCGTTTGAAAAATAACCAGAAAGAATACCACATATGTAATCCTTGTTTGCAATGAATGCTTCTGAATGAACGAATTTATTAGATGCGTCAGACTCAGTCAATGCAGTTCCAACAATCACACCATTCTCGTAAGTCAAGTCGCCATTCAAAACAATTGGCGGTTCACACAATTCGGCAGTGACAGGAACACAATCGCCAACACAGATGTCAGGCGTAAGCATTTCATAGAATCCATTCTTCTCCTTATTCCAGATCAACAAGGATTTACTTTCAGTAACAGTAACAGTGCGACCACCAAGCGTTTTGATTTCATAAAGTACTGTGCCAGGATCATGACGAGTGACTGCAGTAATCTCTTCCCAAGACACCTTTCCATTCTCACAAGTGGTCGGAACATAGATGTTGTTGACATTCAACAATTCCATGTTTTTCTCATCAAAATGTTGCACAGCATCCGGTTTCGCATCAAGTTTCGCATCAATCCAACGACCAATCTCAGTGTACACTGGTTTACCGTTTTCATCAATCAACACAATTGGAGTCTCCCAAGTCACCGATTTTACAGCGGTGTCAATCAACCCCATTCGCCCGCCCATCGCATGAAAAAACAACTCAGGAGCAGTCAATCCAGAAATGTACGAGTTTTTCACGAACCCCCTTGCTTCGGGCGAGTCATCAAACTTTTTAAAATGGGGCAATGTGCGATTATCAAACCCATAAGGAACCCGCTTGCCATCGACACTCTGCTGACCCAAACAAGAAATCATTTGCGAGATATTCAACATGGAGCCCTTGGATCCCGACTTGACAATTCGGACGAATCGGTTGCTCGAATCCAGACTTTTCACACCGATGGTGCCGGTTTGACTGGTCGCATCGTTCAAAATATTCCCAACCTGGATTTCGAACTCTTGAGCATTCGTTTTCCCCGAGTTGTTTTCCAAAATCCCCAAATGAATCTTATCTGTGAGTTCAGAGACCTCGTGAATTTTGAGCGAAATCACTTGCAAGACGCTCTCGGTGGTTTTGCGATCCGACACCAAATCACTGACGCCAACACTGTACGAACTCGTTTTCATGTACTCGGTGATGACCTGTTGCAAATCGTCGATGTAGTTCGAACAAGCCATGTTACCAAAATCATTGCAGATTCGATTCAAAATGCCCTTGGTTCCAGAGGCGAACACGCCCTTGTCCGCTTGGCCACGAATGTATTGGCCGTTGGTGATTTCAAGAACATTGTTGGAAACGCTGGCATCTTCGTCGTCGCCAAACAGCTTGGTCTTGTATTTCAACGAGATTGGCGGAGTGATTTGCGACAAGATCTCGAAACTCGTGATTCGCTTCTTGTTTCTCAGCGGTTTCATGTCGATATCCGTATAACCCATCAGCAAGTTCATCGCTTGTCTGGGCGTGAACTCCACCCCGTGTCGCGTAAACTGGTACGACCCCAACATGGAATCCTGAAAGATCCCGATGATGGGTGCATTGCTCGAAGGACTGATGATCTGATAGGGGATCGCCGCCAAATGTCGCAGTTCGATCTCGGCCAACTCGCTCTGTGGCATGTGCATATTCATTTCATCGCCGTCGAAATCCGCATTGTATGGCTTGGTGTCACAGACGTTCATTCGAAAAGTGTCGCCGCGTTTCATGACTTTCACGATATGACACATCATACTCATTCGGTGCAAACTGGGCTGACGATTGAAGAGGACAGCGTCACCATCCATCATGTGTCGATGGACCTTATCGCCGTTTTCCAAGCGAATCGACTTGCGATCCACATAGCGGAGGGAAACGTTGGACCCGTCTTTTTTCTCCAAGATCTTGGCACCGGGATAGACCTCCGGGCCGTTATCGATCAGTTTGCTCAAAAACTTGCGATTCCGATCGTTGACAGTGACCGGTTTTGTCAAACACATTGCAACTCGCAGAGGGACGCCGAGCTGACGTGCAGACAGATTGGGATCGCCGGTGATGACAGAGCGGGCACTGAAATCGACGCGTTTGCCCATCAAATTGCCACGGATGCGGCCATTTTTCGAATTCAAACGGCCTGTAATGCACTGCAAGGGACGCCCAGTTCGCTGTGCCATCGGTACCGCACCTTTGACCTTGTTATTGACAATCATGGCAACAAAGTACTGCAACACCATGGATAGATTGTCGATGATATGAGGCGACGCGTTGGCAAGAATACGATCCTTCAAGTCGTTGTTTGTTTTGATGATGTGCCCGTAGATATGGGTCAAATCGTCCTCGCTCCTTTGGTTTGCGTCCATTTTCACAGAGGGTCGCACGGAAGGTGGAGCGACGGGCAACACCTGACAGATCATCCAATCCGGTCTCGACCAGGTTGCACTAAATCCCATGAACTCGACATCTTCATTTGAGATCCGCTTAAATATCTTCAAAACGATCTCTGCGGTGAGCTTCATGGTATAGTTGGTCTTTCCATCGCCCTTGTTCTCTTCGTTGACAAGATTCTCCCAAACGGCCATGATGGTAGACATGCCTTCCAACTTGATCTTGTCGGGTTGTTTGCAACCACATCCACTTTCGGTCAGTTCGCCACATCGTTTGACTTTTTGACACAAGGGGTAAACGAAATCCCAACGATTGTACGTGTTCATGTCGTACACTTGGGCGTACTGGTCTTTGTTGATCAAGAGTTTACTACATTTGAAACAAACACATTTTAAAATCTTGGTGATCTCTTTGATGTGTTGAATGAAAAACACGGGACGGGCCATCTCAATGCATCCGAAATACCCGGGGGTGTTGATGTAAGATTGGCCGTCCGTTGGGCAAATCACGCCTGGACCTAAAACTCCCATTCGAGGGTCGAACAATCCACCTGGAACCTCTTTATTGTTAATATATGTGTCCTTTGAAACGACTTCGACAACTGCTGAATTTCGAATCTCTTCAGGAGACAACATTCCAAACTGGATTCCAATGATTCTTTTGGCGGAACTCATTTTTTTTGTTGGTTATATATTACTGTGGGGTTTTTTATATTACTGTATGGTTTTTTTATATTTGTTTTATGATAAAGTTAAGGAAACCCATGGTTTCCTTATGATCCTTCCTTAAAGGGAACTACGTATTCAGACCTACAGGTACGTCGGTCTTTTGATCCTTCCTTAAAGGGAACTACGTATTCAGACCTACAGGTACGTCGGTCTTTTGATCCCTCCTTAAAGGGAACGTTGCAAGGAGTAAACTATGCGAAAGTATAAGGAGGGATCAAAAGGGAACCATGGGTTCCCTTTAAGGAAGGATCAAAGAGGAACCGTCGGTTCCTCTTATCATAAATCAATCAAAATGCCACGCAAAACCCAAAGCTACAAAAAGAACAAACCGGATTCTGATTCGGACTCTGAATCCGATTCGGATTTCACTGGCAACAGTGAAGACGATGAAACAGTTTACACGACTGAAACCGAATCATCGGACAAATCTGACATCGAGGATTTGCACAAGACTTTACAAAGTTTGTTTCCATCTCGATACTTGAAGGAAAAGGAGAAGGATAAAAAGAAGAAGAAAGAGAAGGAGGAAAAGAAGAAGAGGAAAGAGAAAGAGAAAGAGAAAGAGAAGAGGAAGGAGAAGGAGAAGAAAAAGAAGAACAAAAACAAAAAACGAAAGTCTTATTCATCGACTGAATCAGATGACGATGAGGAGGAATCGGCCTATGAGTACGAGGACGAGGACGAAGAGAGTTTTTACGAGGATATGGACGACGACGAGGATGAAAACGAAGATGTAGATATCGAAGATGTTGAAGAGGAGGAGGAGCAGGATGGTAACAACAAAAAAGACTTCAAAATCACTTTGACCATCGGTGGCAAAAACGGGTTGAAACCCAAACCAGAAGTCAATGACGAATACGGCACCGATGATGAAAAGACGTTTATGAGAGAGAAATACGATCCAAGTGTTGGATTGCCGCTTACAACCTCTTTTCAATCGTTAGCCGACAGTACCGCGTCTGCCTCTCCAAAACGCAAACGGGCGAAAAAAGAGGTGGAGCCCGATGCCATGTCGGATGTCGTTGACATCGGAGACAAGTACGCAGAGATCATTGAACTTAAAAAAGTGTTGCTCGAAAAACTGCGTACAAAACCGAACAACAAGATTGTGAAGAAGGCATTGAAACAGTGTGACCGATCGATTCAAAAACTGATCAAGAACGCTCGTTCAAAGAACGCCGACGCATACGAGGAACTGCTTAGCCACGCCGATGCCCAAGAAACGGTGGACGAGTTGGGATATTTCAAACACAAGTTGTCAAACAAGGAGCAATTGCAAACCATGACGGTTTTGAAATCCATCAATGAGTTTATGTATGTTGAGAAACCCTACCGTTTGTCTTTGTTGCAGTCGAACATCCCTCCCAAATTCAAGGCGATCGCGATCCAACGTTTGAATCAACTGAACATGATGGAACCGGGCGACAGTGAGTACTTTAAACTTAAAAACTGGGTCGACAACTTTATGCGGATCCCGTTCAATGTGTACAAAAACCTCACCATCAACATCACCGACGGCATCGATAAGTGCAGCGAGTATGTAATCAATGCGAAAAAACAGCTCGACACTTGTGTATTCGGTCTGCAAGATGCGAAGATGCAGATCATGCAAATGGTGGGTCAATGGATCTCGAACCCGAACTCGATGGGAACCGCCATCGCGATTCACGGACCCGCCGGAACTGGCAAAACCTCCTTGGTGAAGGACGGGATCAGCAAGATCTTGGGTCGCGAGTTTGCGTTCATCGCCCTCGGCGGTTGCGGCGACAGCAGTTTCTTGGAGGGTCACTCCTACACTTATGAAGGGAGTATTTGGGGCAAGATTGTGCAGATTTTGATGGAATGCAAGTGTATGAATCCGGTGATTTATTTCGACGAGTTGGATAAAGTCAGTGACACGGCACGCGGACAGGAGATCATCGGCATTTTGACGCACTTGACGGATACGACGCAGAATAGTCAGTTTCACGATAAATATTTTTCAGAAATTGACTTGGATTTGAGCAAGTGTTTGTTTATATTCAGTTACAACGATGAGAAACTGGTGAATCCGATTTTGAAAGATCGAATGTATCGCATTGTAACCAAGGGGTATGAATTGAAGGAGAAGATCACGATTGCCCGCAATTACATGTTGCCGAAAATCCGCGAACAGGTAGGATTTGGACCCGATGAAATCGTGATTAGTGACGATGTTCTTGGGCACATCATTTCGAATCAGGCGAAGGGCGAGGAGGGTGTACGCAATCTCAAACGCACATTGGAGATTATTCACACGAAGCTGAACCTATATCGGTTAATCACCCCCGCGGATACGGGATTGTTTGAAAAGGACATGGGACTCAAAGTGACCTTCCCACATGTGTTGACGAAGAAGGATGTCGATATCCTTGTAAAACAAACGGAATGTATGAATCAAAGTGTGTTGTATAACATGTACATTTAATTAAGGAAACCCATGGTTTCCTTATGATCCTTCCTTTAATGGGAACCTTAAACCCCCTAAACCCTTAACCAATTAACCATTAAAAGAGCTAAAAAAGAAAGGACTAAGCAAGGCGAAAGTATAATGCATAAGACCGACGTACCTGTAGGTCTGAATACCATGGGATTCCTTAACCATTAAAGCATGGGATTCCTTAACCATTAAAGCATGGGATTCCTTAACCATTAAAGCATGGGATTCCTTAACCATTAAAGCATGGGATTCCTTAACCATTAAAGCATGGGATTCCTTAACCATTAAAGCATGGGATTCCTTAACCATTAAAGCATGGGATTCCTTAACCATTAAAGCATGGGA